AACATCGACCCAATAGATATGCTGTTTGCCATCATTCTTATTGAAATATTTGATTTGTATTACTTCCGAACCCCAAGAAACCACATTCTTATTGGTATCAAGCCAAGTAAACATTCGATTTTCGAACGAACTGCGAGCAAACGGAGGTTTTCCAAAAGATTTCTTGTGAAGATTTTCATTGGGAATACCTTTGAAACTTTCCACCAAAGATACATTAACACACTTTCCCGGATTACTCAACTTAAAGTAATTCTGGTAATAACTATCATGACTCATCAAATACCTCTTTCCAATATTTACCGAAAAGATGTAATTGATAAGCCTTATCAAATTGACAATAAGATTTTTCATTGTAGTTTATTCAGCATAAAAGCATATTTCTGATTATCTTCTACCAACCGCATTTGTTTATGTTTTACAAAGAAATCATAAATCTCGCCACCGTTCGACCGTTTCAACTCATATTTATCAAAACATTCCTTGATCGCATTTTCAATCTCGACTGGAACACTTGCCAAATCAATCAAAGTTTTATTTCTTGTGAAATTCGCCTTAACTTCATCAGGAGCAGTTAGCAGATAATCATGGATTCTCCCTGCTTCCTTGTCAGCCGTCTTTTTTCCCATACCACGACAAACATTTGGAATGTTATCGGAAACGTCACCCGAAAGAATCTTTGCAGTGAGAAACTTAACGGGATCAAAAATGTCAACTATCTTCTTTTTAATAGGATCATACTGAACATAACTCTTATATTTCAATAATTGATGAAGATCAGAATCATTGGAAATACAATAAACTTTTACATTTGTGTTGGAATACGACTTTGCTAGATACGCAATAACATCATCGGCTTCAGCATTCTCTACTTTGACCCAATATAAGGAAGGAAAACTAGCAATCAAATCTTCTTCAAATGTTTTGTAAACCTGAAAGAATTTCTCATAGTCAATTACAGAAACATCACGGGCATCTTTGCGTTGAGCTTTGTATTGGGAATAATACTTCTTTCTCCAAGAAACAGGAGCATCCATTGCAATAACACAACGATCAGGTTTGAATTGGGTAATATAAGAGAACAAAGTAAGAACCAGTCCTCGCTTCCACAAAAGAAAATCCAAATCCAAAGGATTAGCCCTTGCATTGGAATTAACAGTACGAAATACAAGATTCATAAAATCAATAACAAGAATCTTCTCCAATGTCTTGCTTTCTACACCATCAAACATATCTTCTACTTTAGCCATTTTGTTTCAATTCCTTTACTTTTGAAGTATTTTTCAACAATTTCCAAATGAAATACTTTAGTTTCTGGTCTTCGTGCTATCAATATCTTGTTGTCTAATTCTTTTACAGTTTTGTCAAAATCCAATTTGTATAACACTTCGCCAACATACAATCTAATATATTCTCCGTCATCACGTTTATCTCCCCAATCATAGTTCATCCAGAACCAATACTTAGGAACCAAATCATGATATTGTTTGTCCGGCAGATAATTACATCTAGGGAACAATTCAATACAAAAAACATTCTCGTCACCATAACGAGTCATATCATCAGAAAAGAAGATCATTGTTTCTTTAGAAATTCCCGATTCCAAAACGGAATCTTATTCGAACTGCTTACACTCTTCAATACTTCTTGTTGTTTCTTGTCATAATTTGACATAATGCCTTTATTAGAAGAAACCAACACCTTCGCCTCTGTTGCCAATGCAATAGAGAAAGCATCATATATATCACAAGAAGGCGATTCATACTCTTTCAATGCCATAATTTCTTTATCGGTCGTAGCGGGAAACTTCTCTCTTGCCACATCAGTAGTCTTTACCTTATCAGCTTTTCCGTTTCCAGTAAGAAACTTCTTATGTACTGTAGGAGGCACAAGAAAAAGATTATAACCTTGATTGTACAAATTCAACTTAACCTGACCACAAAACTCACCGATGTCAAACACCATCCCACTTGCACTATAAGCAAAATCTTCAACAGCAATTACATCCGCACCGTTGCAAAAATCAGATATCTTGTCAATGAACCAGTTCGTCTTGTCATAACGGTTAGAATCTTTCATATCAGAATAAGACAAGATATTTTTAGAACTCCATTTGACAGTATGCGTAAAACCGAGAAACTTGAAAGTTTTATCCATCTTTCCTATTTCCCACGAAACACAACCAGAACTGTTCATTGACAAATCAAGACCAACTATCTTCACCGGATTACCTCTAGTGAAGATATTTAGTCAAGTTATATCACTTCTTAGTTTTGTCCAAGAAATTCCCGAAGTTCCCATACTTGATCTTCAACTGCTCCAAGATTTGTTCTTCGGAGCTTTCAGAAAGAAGAATTCGTTTAGCCATCGAAGCAGTAAGATTCTTGAAACTGCAAATTGGACACCATTCTGAAGGATAATCATAACGCCATTCTTCAATACCAGAATAGAATTCCTTGAAAGATTCTTCGGACAATTCCGGTAAATTCTTATCTTTGATGAACCGCTTTACTTCCCCTTCGGTTGGCTCGTCATCATAACCATAAGGAATTTCAGTTACATAACCATCATCAAAGGTATGCCCATTGACACACTCAACCATACCAGCATCTTCTAGACTGATATCATACCAACTTCGTTCTCTCCCAGAAATCTCACAAATGAAAGAACTGGAAGAACTGTTACTTACGAATCCGTTTCGGATTTTCATCTTTTTTACCTCTTACTAAAGAAAAACTTTATCAAATACATTATTAGAGAAATATGATAAAATATCAATAGACTTGAACTTTTCCAAACCTATCTGCAAAACAACATCATTAATATCTTTTACAGGTTTAATATCAAGATCAGAAAAAAATCTTTTCCAAATGAAAACCTTCTTTCCATCATCTATGTACTTATCCGCATTCGTTAACCCAGCAGGATCGTTGTCCCATAGATAATAAACATCCCAATCCTGTAAAACAGTCTGTATCTCCGGTGGAACAGAAGAACCGTTTACAGATATAGCATTTGGAAGAAAAGTTGAATCAATCGGACCTTCACAAACTATAACAGGTTTCTTTCTATCTACATTGAAAATGTTATACACACCCTTATACTTAGGAACATCTTTGGGATTGACATACTTCGGCTTTTCTCCATTAAGACTTCTTGCCTGAAAGTAATACATCTTTCCTTTGTTATCATAGAAAGGAATAATCAATCTTCCCGCATAATCACCAGTTCTCGAAACAGAGAAATTATTATAGATAGAAGAAGGAATCAATCTACTCTTACAAAAATCGCGAGCTTTCTTCTCTAGATCACCTTCTCTTAATATAGAAGTGAACCCATAATCACGAGTTACTTCTTCTCTTTTGGATTCAATAGTTTCTTCTTTTTTGCTATATTTCCCATCAAAATCAAGAAGGAACAATTCTCTCTTGTAGTCAGAATACAAATCAGGAAAACTGTTATACAACCAATAAGAAGCAGACCAAGACGAATCACAGCATTTGCAACCACCATTGAAACACTTATAAATCCATACTTTTTCATTAGACGAAGAAGATTGAATATTAATTAATGCACCACGAGGATCACGATTTCCAGTTGATACATCGTCCCCACATACATTACAAAAGAATTTATATTTTCCACCTTGCTTTATCATACCCTTCATCTTATGAGCAGCCATATCAAGGTATTTCTTCAAAATGTACTGGTTATCTTGCATTTGACAAATATAATAATAGAAAAAAACAATGTCAATTCTTTTTTGTAAAAATCGTTATGACCAATCGACTTTTACTTTATATGCGGTGGACAAAAAGATTTTTTTACCAACGTCGAAAACGATATTAGCTGACATAGATTTGACAGAAGACATATACAAACTTCTACCAACACAGAAAACAATATTGTCAGGCAAAGATTTTACAGAAGACAAAGACAACCAATCGCCAACATTGAAAACTATGTTATTTGGTAAAGATTCAACTAAATGAATCCACAAATAACCACCAACATTGAACTTGATATTAGCTGGTATTGATTTAACAGAACACAAATCCAAATCCCCTTCCCATTTTTCACCGAGAAGGTATTTTACATCAATGTCAATTTCTCCAGCAAACTTCTTAATTTCTTCAATGTTTTCTGGATAGTTTTGTTTGTCCATTCTCAAACCTTATCCTCTAAAGAGATATATTTCATAATGTCAAAACATTCAAATTTTGAACCGTGCGGGTTAAGAAAATTATGAACTACCCCAGAGCTAAAGACTCAGGGGTTTCTAA